ACAAAAAACCTACAAGAAACTCGGTGGACTTGTAGTAGATATGTTTAAACCAATAAGGTACAATTAATTATGGCAATCGAAAAAGTAACAGAAGAGATCAAAGAAGAAGAAATTCAAGAACAACCTGACGGTTTACCTGTTGATGTGACAGTTGAAGGTGAAGAAGAAATGGTTGAGGAAAGACCTCAAGATGATTTCAATGCAAACCTTGCAGAAAATATGGATGAACGTACCCTTAAAGATATGGGTATGGAACTTATCCAAGAATACAAAAAAGATAAAACTTCTAGAAAAGAATGGGAAGATGCTTACATAAAAGGTTTAGATCTTTTAGGCACTAAGTATCAAGAAGTCACAAAACCATTTAAAGGCGCATCTGGTGTCACTCATCCGTTGTTAGCGGAGTCTGTTACGCAATTCCAAGCACAAGCTTACAAAGAGCTAGTGCCTTCTGATGGTCCTGTACGGACACAAGTTGTAGGCTTACAAACACCGGCTACCGAAGCCCAGGCAGATAGAGTCAAAGATTACATGAACTATTTGTTGATGGAGGAAATGGAAGACTACACTACTGACATGGATCAAATGTTATTTTATTTACCACTATCAGGTTCTACATTTAAGAAAATTTATTATGACGCAATGTTAGATAGACCTGTATCTAAATTTATACCAGCTGAGGATTTAGTTGTACCCTATTATGCATCAGATTTAAAAGATTGTGAAAGAATCTCTCACGTAATTAAAATGACAGCTAATGAAGTTACTAAAAAAATGGCTGCAGGTTCTTACAGAGATATAGATTTGATTGATTCAAACAGTGAGCCTGATCAAGTAGAAAAAAAATTAAATGAACTTGAAGGTATCAAGGGCACAGGATCGGATTACTTACATACAATTTTAGAGATGCATGTCGATCTTAACTTAGAAGACTTTGAAGACTTTGATGACAAAGCAAAAAAAATTAAAATACCTTATATCGTAACTATTGATGAGGGTTCAGGAGAAGTTCTATCTATTTATAGAAATTATCAACCTGATGATCCATCATACCAAAGAATAGAATATTTTGTTCATTATAAATTTTTACCTGGTTTAGGTTTCTATGGTTTTGGTCTAACTCACATGATTGGTGGTTTGTCTCAAGCAGCAACACAATCACTTAGACAATTGATAGATGCAGGAACTTTAAAAAATTTACCTGCAGGATTTAAGTCTAGAGGTATGAGAGTAAGAGATGACGATCAACCAATACAGCCTGGAGAGTTTAGAGATGTAGATGCGCCTGGCGGAAACATTAGAGATCAGTTTTTTAATTTACCATTTACAGAACCATCACCAACTTTATACAACTTGATGGGTTTTGTAGTACAAGCAGGACAGAAATTTGCTGCAATCACAGACTCAAACATTGGTAATGATGCTCAAAACAGAGCTGTTGGCACAACGATGGCACTTATGGAACGTGGTTCACGTGTTATGAGTGGTGTTCACAAACGATGTTACTACGCAATGAGACTTGAATTTAAAATTTTAGCAAGAATTTGTGGAGAATCTTTACCCCCAGTGTATCCTTATGATGTTTACGGTGGTCCAAGAGAAATAAAACAGATGGATTTTGATAACAGAGTAGATATTTTACCTGTAGCAGACCCAAATATCATGAGCATGGCGCAAAGAGTGACGTTGGCACAATCACAATTACAAATTGCACAGTCAAATCCTGCGATTCACAACATTCATGAAGCATACAGACGTGTTTATGAGGCGTTAGGTACAAAACAAATTGAAGCTTTACTAAAACCACCACCAAAACAACCTGAACCTCAAGATCCTGCCAAAGAAAATGCACGTGCTTTGCAGATGAAGTTGTTAACAGCGTTTGAATTTCAAGATCACGATGCACATATTGCTGCTCACATGGCTTTTATGGCAACACGTATGGTTCAAATTAATCCACAAGTTTATGCGTTGATGCAATCACACATATCTGATCACGTTTCATTTAAAGCAAAAGCAGAAGTTCAAGCTGTGATGATGGAAAATCCACAAATGCAACAGTTAGCACAAACAGATCCCGAACAATTTCGTATTGCTTTTGATGCAGAGGTAGCAAAAGCTGCTGCAAGAATTACACAAGAGCTTGCACAATCTGAAATGCAGGCAAATGCTGCGAAACAAGATCCGTTAGTTAGAATTAAACAACAAGAAATAGATTTAAGAGCTATGGATTTACAAAGAAAAGCAGAAGAAACAAAATTTAAGGCAGATCAAGAAAACCAAAGAAATGCACAACGTCTAGAATTTGAATATGATAGGCTTGCACAACAAGATCAACAATCTGATGATAGATTAGAGATTGCGGAGAGAAAACTTGAGAAGAAATAACGAAAAAGGACTAAGTGGAGGAGTTAAATCTGGGCCACCACCCAAGAAAGGACCGAATCCACAAGGAATTACAGTTAAAGATGCCAAAAGAGTCTTACGAAAACTTAAACGAAACAAATAAATTACTATTCTTAGCTGGATTGTTTGATGGCGAAGGAAGTTTTGGTGTTTGGGGCAAAGGTAATGGCAGAAAATCATTTCAATGTTCTGTTGAAATGTGTGATAAAGATTCGGTACAAAAATTTGCCGATTTTTTTGGTGGAAATGTAGTAAAACCAAGACTTAGAAAATCTCATTGGTCACAGACATACAAATGGAAGCTCTCAGGTGGTAGGGCTTACGAATGTGTTGAGATGATGATAGAATATATGAGTTTTAGAAGACAGGAGAAATACGAAAATGTGGTTCAGTGCAATTAAATTAGCCGTATCTGCAGGAAGTAAGATATACGCTAACAAGCAAAAAGCAAAAATGGCAATGTCTGATGCACAATTGCTTCATGCAGAACGTCAAGCTCGAGGTGAGGAAGCTTACCAAGGAAAATTATTAGAAGCTAGACAATCAGACTGGAAAGACGAGGCCGTTCTCATAATTTTAAGTTTGCCCGTGTTGGTGCTGGCTTGGGCAGTGATAAGTGATGATCCGTCTGCAATGGAAAAAGTGAAACAATTTTTTGATATGTTCTCGCAGCTTCCGTCCTGGTTCACAAATCTCTGGATTTTAGTCGTGGCGAGCATTTATGGGATAAAGGGAACTCAAATCTTCCGTAATGGTGGAGGTAAAAAATGAATTTAGAAAAAGACTTACAAAAATTAAGAAAAGAAAGAGCATTAAAAGAATCTGCTACTGCTCAGTTACGAAAGAGA